CGATCACCCACGGTGTCGGATTATATTCCCATCCTTAGTGATAAGGAGATGATTGATCTGACCGGTACTTTGGCCAAATTCATCGACCGTGATAAAGTCCCTTCGGCACTGGATATCCAGAAAATGGAAGCACCATGGCCAGTATTCTCCGAAAAATCTGGCATTCCTTTCATAGACACTTTTCGTTGGCGTCTGGGCGAGGAAATCAGCAAACTCGAACGTAAGGCTTTGGAACTGTTGTATCTAGAAACTCGGCGTGAGCTAATTCAGAAATGGGACCCCAGCGGCTTCGTTGCTTCAGTCAAAGTTGGCGCCGAAACTGCCAAACATGTAGCAGCCAAGGAAATACTCAAGCCTGGCGAGACCAAGCAGGTTGGCAGCACCACCTTCAAGGCTGCTGCTGAACCGACCACTGCAGCAGCAAAGAGGAATGCCTTGTTCGGTATCAAGAAATCAGCTTAGTTACTCACGAACGTGGAGCGAACGATGGGTAACTGAGGCAGGCGTGGGCCGTCCCCCAACGGCTCACGTCTGTTCCTTATAGGAGGAACTGATGAACCCACACATTCTCAACATGGTTGCTTTAACCAACACTAAATTCACCCCAGACATTGCAGTACTTGAGCAAAACCAGTTTCAATTGGTGTTCGTATGTGATGATCTGATGTTGGCAGGAAGGAGTTATCCATTGATTGCTGACTGTTCTGCCAAAATCGCTAGAGCCTTTACTGCCCGGCATTATAACTTCTATCGAAAGAATACTGATGGAAGTTCTGTAGTCATGAACCCAACAGGTATGGTGGAGACCGGATGTCATAAAATCAAAGGAGAGATCCATTCTATGATATCTTCTGAGATGATTAGACTTGACAATCATTATCAGAATGGAGTACAATTCAAGCGTCGTCGAACTAAGCTACTATATCCTACCACTGCTGTTAAAATAGTCCCAGATGTAGATGAAGATGGCAAACTTTTGCCCTATACATTACAAGGCAATGGCCACAAGAAAGTTTATTATCTCCCCGAACGAGTTGATCTTATAGAAGCGTGGATGTATATTGGTCTGCGATCCTATTGGGATGATCTGTTGGACGGAGGCTTTGCCTTTGAACCTGTACGCATTGTTGAACCTGAGAAAGAACGTAATTGGCTACCCAAGTATTACCATTGGCAGAACAAATAATCGAGAAACATATTGCCTGCCCAGACTGTGGATCGTCCGATGCTTTGTGTAAGTATTCAGATGGTCACAGTTATTGTTTTAGTTGTCTAACTTATACACCACCGGAGAAATCAGATGCCACATACAGCTATGAATATCTCCCGTACAGAGGTATTACAAAGGATGTCTTCACCTTCTATGGGGCGAAGACCAAGATCGCAGCAGATGGACGCCCTATATCCATTGGTTTCCCGTATGCTGGAAATAGTTTTAAGATACGAACACTCGATAAAAAAGGATTCTATTCACAAGGCGATATAACCAAGGCTGGTTTGTTTGGTAGTAATAAGTTTGCGGCAAGTAGTCACAAGACCGTGACTATAACAGAGGGAGAGCTAGATGCTTTATCGTTTTATCAAGTCCTACGCAGTCCTGTCGTCTCTGTTCACAGCGCTTCTAGTGCTGGAACTGATGTTAGCTTGGACCGATCCTGGGTTAACTCATTCGACAAAATATTACTCGCATTTGATGGAGATGAGGCAGGACGTGAAGCAGCATCTAAAGTGGCAAAGTTGTTTGATTACAACAAAGTTTTCATGGTGCGATTCCCTGGCGGAACCCGCAAAGATGCCAACGACTACCTCCGAGCCGGAGAAAGAGACGAACTAGCCACATTGTGGTACAACGCTAAGAAGTTTCTCCCTGAAACCATCATCTCGACTTTCCCTGAATTCGAGAAGGTTATCCGAGAGCAACCTCAACACGGTGTGCCATACCCTTTTCCTACCTTGAACTTCATGACTTATGGTATCCGTACCAGTGAGTCGGTGTTAATCACCGCTCAAGAAGGTATTGGTAAAACAGAGGTGATGCATGCAATCGAACATCAACTACTCGTGGAGACGAAGGATGCAATTGGCGCGATCTTCTTGGAAGAACCTAAACGCCGACATCTCCAAGCTATCGCTGGTATTCACCTCCAGCGTCCCGCACATCTTCCGGACAGTGGTGTCACAAACGAGGAAACTATCCAAGCCATACAAAACGTGGTTAGGGTGGACGAGCGTCTTCACATCTACTCTCACTTTGGATCAGATGATCCTGAGATCATTCTCGATACCATTAGATTTCTGGTATCCGCACGTGGTTGCCGTTATATTCTTCTCGACCACATCACTATGGTTGTTGCTGGTATTGGAGGGAAAGATGAACGTACTACGCTCGACTATCTTTCCACCCGACTAGAAATGATGGTTAAAGAGCTGGACTTCGCTCTAATCATAGTGAGTCATGTCAATGACGATGGTCTTACACGTGGTTCCCGGAACATCTCTAAGATTGCCGACATTCGAATTGATCTGTACCGAGAGATCACTCATCCTGATCCCGTTATCCGGAGAATTACACGTATGGTCGTCTCCAAGAACCGGTTCTGTGGTCGTACGGGACCAGCGGGGGAACTCTTATTCGATCCTGCAACTTACACCCTAACGGAGGATTTAGGTTATGGTATACAGACTCAGAATAACTTGCGAACTGAAGCAATGGCATCTTGATGAGGAACATCGAACGGTGACTGGAATAATCCACAACACTACTAATCAAAAAGAATATCCAGAAGGTGAGAAATATTCTATTCTAAACTATAAAGGCCGAACACATTACCCGGCATTCGATGTTGACCCGGTGGCCAACAAAGAACATTGGTTAGTTGAAACACACATGAGCAACTTCTTTGTCCTCTATACAGCTGAAGAGCGAAAATGATCTATCCATGGAAACTTAACTTCTGGCAATCAGGCGAATGGCAGGTGTGCAATGAACGTCTCAAGGATATGGAAAAGTCTGGTATTACATACAACCCGACGCGGACACAATTGTTCGCAGCTCTTCGAACGACATCAGATCGAGATGTTCGTGTCGCAATTATCGGACAAGACCCTTATCCCGATAGAAGGTACGCCACTGGTTTTGCCTTCTCAATACCAGGGCATTTCGGACGGGAAAACTATCCACCTACACTCAACACCATCTTCCGAGAGTACATCGCCGACCTCGGATACCCGTTTCCACATACTGGTGATCTCGGAAGATGGGCAGCACAAGGGGTGCTTCTTTGGAACGCGATCCCAACTTGCCAGTCAGGTCGATCTCTTTCTCATGACTGGAAAGAGTATTCCTTCCTCACGCGTGAGATCATTCAACGTCTGTCTGGACGAGGTGTGGTATTTGCATTTCTCGGATCAGTTGCAAGACGGTACTTAGAATATGTTGATCTGACTAAGAATGAAATCCTATTGACATCCCACCCATCGCCACGTGCCAATAGATTTTCAAGGACTCCATTCGAAGGGTCTAGGTTGTTCTCAACCATCAACGATAAACTTATCTCTCAAGGCCTAACTCCAATCAATTGGAGACTAGACGATGTTCCAGATCGGAATAACTCAAGTGAAACGGAAGTTCGGCAACATGGACGTATATGGGATAGTAAACGATCTCTATCGTGGCAACCGGGGCAAACTATTGGTGGAAGTAATAGCGAAGGGCGGTTGGTTATTCATGAGTGATCCCTCCCATCTGGAGATCATCGACGATGAAGTTCCGTATTCTCTGGAGATTAATTCAAGGACAATCAACCGCGAAGATAGCTCAGAAGGAAAAGGTCAGCAAAGATTACGTACGTAAAGTCAAACATCGGTTTCCATTATTCTTCTGGCGTGAGAGGAGAAGATATATGAGATGGAAATGATACGTATTAAAATTGTGCGGTAAATTTTAAGGTCAATACAAGGAGATGAAAATGGCACCGCGTAAAGAGGGTCAACCTCACAAGGGTTGGAAAACCTCAGCTAGAGAAAATACTAGGAGACTGCGACAGATCGAGAAGGGTCAATTAAAGGAAGAAAATGGTCTGATTTCTAGTGAAGAGTCATTTCCCCGGTACCCTGGTACCTAAAAACAATTTAAACGCACCACGGGCCTTCCTAGGGCCTTACAGGGCCTATCTAGAAGGAGTGGAGCATGCTTAAATTGGTGGTTAATAACAATAAAACTGAGGAAGAGGCAGAACAGCCTCGACTTCGACTGGCAGGTAAGGGTCCACCACCGGGTTGGGATTGGCTTAGTCCGATGGAGTCAGGCACGGAGTTTAATTGTAAACATAAACAAATGAACCCTTGGCTGTTGCAAAACTTTACTCATGGTGGTAAAAAAGAAGGAGATGTATTACTAATACCAACAGCAACTATGAACAATCACAGTAGTTGGATCTGGGTTGACCCAGTAGAATTTTGTAAAGTATTTGAACTGAGAGCAGTGTTGGAGATACCCGATGGATAAACTATATGTAGTGACCTATGATTTCTATCCTTGGATAGCCTTCGTAACCAAAGAAGCAGCAGAGAAATATATCGAAGAAAATCCTGATAACTTAGTCAAATCTGAATTAGATATAGCTTGGATTAAATTTAAGAATGAATAATATAATTGATATGACTAGCGTAGCCAATAACTGGACTATGAATATATTAAAGAAATCTATTAAACATATGAAAGCTAAGAATACAAAAGGACAGTACGACGTTGCAATTATCAAGGAAGAAAATATACTTAGGTCATTCTTTGAGCAAGCGCTCAAGAAGCCAGAAGCTGAGGTCACAAAGATCGCAGCCTAACCAGGAGCTACGAATGTACACCAGCAAGACTACCGAGATCATCGTTGCTATTGCCATGATTGTTGCCGCCGTCGCTGGCGTCATCTACATCTACGTCCACACTATGCCTCTCGTCCACTAACACAAGGATACCCTCGGCGGTCTCCTCTCTCCCGCCGGGGGTGTATTTATACCATGATTGTTTCAGAATTAATTGATAAATTAAAAACTTATCCTGCTCAAACTATAATACTTGGCAGAGGATATGAAAGTGGTTATAACAGTATTGAAAATGTAGAATTACAGAACGTTCTCCATATTCCAGATGGTGCATGGTATGATGGTGAATATCAGGAACCTGCATCTTACAATTCAGACAAAGGTTATGAACAAGTAACAGCGATAACACTTTGTTGAAGGTTGTAATTGACATTGAATGTAATTCTTTAAACAATCCTAGTCAGGTGTGGCTGATTGTTTGTAAAGATATTGAGACTAAAACCTATCACATTTTCAGAAATTTAACGCAAGACGATACCGAAAGGCAAAGATTTAATGACTTCACTCGAACCGTCGACCATTGGATTGGCCATAATTTTCTCGGTTATGATTACCCTATTCTCCGCAATCACAACCTGCTATGTAATAAAGATATCGGAAGACATTGCACGGATACGCTCATCATATCTAAGCTCGTGGACTACCCCAGGCCGGGACATTCCATCGAAGATTACGGTCTGGAGTTCTCATACCCTAAGATAAAATTCAATGATTGGACTAAGTATTCTAAGGACATGGAAGAATATTGTATTAGAGATGTAGACATATGTCATAAGATATATCTAAAGTATAAGAATTATATAGAAGACCATAAACATACATCATCTATTCTATTAGAACATAGGTTTCAATTCATAGTCAATGATCTATCTACTAATGGATTCTACTTTAATAATAACAAGGCAACAGAACTACTACGTAGGGTAGAAAGAGACCTAAGTACTTTAGATATCTCTATCTTAGAGACCTTTGTACCTAAGCTTAAATACATTAGAACCATTGTACCTAAGGAGACTAAGTATGGCACTATTTCCCTTACTTCAATTCCTAAGGAAATGCGCAGTAGCATTGCTGACCTTACTGTTGATGCTCCTTTCTGCTATTGCCGTTGGCATAGCTTTAATCCTAGTTCTCATAAACAAATCATTGAAGTCCTTGGAGCCGCCGGATGGCGACCAGTAGATAAAACTAAGACTCATGTAGATACCGAGAGAGAACTAAATAAATTAAAGTATACTAAGAGAACTCCTGAGCTTGACATACGTCTCAAACAACTGTATGCTAAGCTTGAAATAATGAAGAAGGCTGGATGGAAGATCAACGAGAACAATCTCGATACTTTACCACAAACAGCCCCGCTATCCGCTCGCAGTCTTGCGAAGCGTATCCTCCTTGAGTCTAGGCGTCGAACTCTGGTCGAATGGACCAACCTCGTAGACGGAGACCAGAGAATTCGAGGTGCCTTCTATGGTATCGGTGCCTGGACTCATCGAATGGCTCACCGAAATCCCAATACTGCCAACATACCTCTTGAGTTTGACACGGGAGGCAAGCGTAAGCTGCTCGGTAAAGAACTCAGGTCACTATGGTGCGCACCTAAGAACCGATTACTAATCGGCGTGGATGCCGAAGGCATTCAGTTGCGCATCTTTGCTCATTACATCAATGATCCAGAATTTACCAAAGCTTTAGTCGAAGGTAAGAAGGAGAACAAAAGTGATCCTCACTCCCTTAACCAAAGAATTCTTGGATCTGTTTGTAGATCCAGAGCTGCCGCTAAGCGGTATATTTATGCCCTACTACTCGGCGCGGGCAATGGAAAACTTACCGAAATACTGGGATGCTCGACTGCAGATGCCGATGCCGCTCTCCAGCGTCTTATGGATAGATACCAAGGTTTCGAACTTATCAAGTCTAACCTCATACCATCCGATGCAAAGCGAGGATGGTTTCGTGGACTTGATGGTCGAAAGGTTAGGATACTTGGCGATACCATATCGGAAAGGAAACACCGATGTATGTCAGGCTATCTGCAGAACGGTGAGGCTATTGTAATGAAGTCTGCCACATTATTGTGGCACGATAAGCTAAAGGATTATGATGCTAAATTGGTTAACCTCGTACACGATGAATGGCAAGTAGAATGTCCGAACAACATGAACACAGCATTACATATCGCAGAGATGATGGCTTCATCATTGAACACAGTTGGAAAGGACCTAAAATTGAACTGTCCTTTGGCTGGGAATTATTGGAATGATGATCTCAAAGACTATACGATAGCGACAAACTGGAGTAGAACACATTGACTAAGCTCGAAGAAGATATTAATGAAGTACTTAGATTGATTGAAACATACAAAACTTCTATGACTGAGTTTGATGAAGATCAAATGGATCTAATTATTGATGCTCTGGTCTTTTATAAGGAAATGCAGGTAATATAACGATGGTTAAATACGGTAAGACAGAAAATATTTATATACAAGGTAAGGTATCTTGGTTTAGAAACAAGACTCCTAACCAATGGAACAAGTATGCAGTTCAAATTCATCCTAATGTTAAGGACTTGGAAGTCATTCGTGAACTTCAAGCCCAAGGTTTGAAGAATACTATCAAGAAGGATGATGATGGATACTTCATTAGCTTTTCTAGACCAGTGACTAAGACCTACGGAAGTGGTAAGATACAAAGCTATGCACCACCTACAGTCACTGATAAAGATGGTAACATCTTTGAAGGTATGGTAGGTAATGGTAGTGATGCTACTCTGAAGATTGAGGTCTATGAACATGCAACACCAGCCGGCGGTAAAGCCAAGGCTGCTAGGTGGGTGTCTGCTAGAATAGATAACTTAGTACCATTTGAAACTGAAACCGATACTTTCCCTGAACAGAGGGAAGCTATCGCTGGACTTAAGGAACAACCTGAACAGTTATGGAACTAAAGGAGAAGAAAATGAAGTTAGAAGGTTGGAAGGCTGGTGTTGTGCTAACAGCATCAATAATCATTATACTAAATCTTCTCGTAACAGTTCCTGTTATAGTTGGTTTAGCCTTCGTCCACTAATACTTAATTCTACAGCATGAACCCTCCCCGCCTCGGGATACCCCACCCTCCTGCCGGACTCAGGTACCGGGCTGTAGTAGGTCGCCTTCTTTCGGTTGGCGACAAACCAAGTGCAATCCCTACTAGGAATGTAGCCATCAGGGTGACGCCCCATAACTTCGTCAGCAACAGTGCCAGAGAGTCCTACCCTTAGAGTGGGTCTTGTCGAGCTGGCTGAGCAAGATGGTGAGCGAAGGTAGTGAGCACAACCGTAGCAGAAACCGGTCTCATTAGCCGGCGCGGTAGATAGCAAATAGATGTCGCAGATCCTATGGGCCATGGTGCATGGTGCATATGAACTCCTTAGGAGTGGATGTATGAGGATAAAGGACTTGTCTTAAATGGCTAACGATCTGAAGTGGAATAAGGTGGCGGAATAAAGGTTGATCTACCACTCCCTGTTGGTTCGATCCCAACACTCCGTGTGACGGAGACTGGCGGCAATGGTGGCGCGCAGAAAACTGAGCAAGTTTCGGTTCGATGCCGATAGAGCTTGGGTAGCAGATGGCTCGGTGAGTACCCCGTAGTAGATAGATAGATGACCGAGGGACGCACGCATCGTGAATGGTGTGTATGCTGGTTCGAGTCCAGCCCTAGTTTCATAATGTAGTAGGATCGTGATAAAAGCGAGATCCTATGTAGGTTAAACTCAGCTACTAAGTCGTACTGCACGAACTGAGTTAGCATTAATGGTAAGAGATACCTCTCAGCCTCTCTGACCCGACTGCTGCCACACCCTAATGTGGCTCTGGTTGCGAGACGCAACATCTATGTACCGCACACTGGATACGGATAACCTCCAGGCCTATGAGCGTGATGTGCAAAGAGTCGGAAGACCGTAGATGTGCAGCGATGGATTGTTTATCCATTTGGCTGGATATAGACTGCCACTTGGCAGGGATGGTGCCGTACGTAAAGATCACCGTTCAGGCACGTCAAGCCGCAGACTACTGAGACTGGATGTACCGCCCAACCGGAAGCGAGGGCATACGTCGACGGTAGAATAAGACGAACTATAGTAGGTCGTTACATGGCTGAGATAGTCCGCATCAAGCCTGTCCAGCAAGTCCATAACCCCTCTAGCTGATGGAGTACGCGATGAACATCCGTTCCTCTCAGCAGAAACCCAGACCTCCTTAAGAAAATCAACAGGCAGGGGTGGGCCGCGAACGAGCCCACCCCGAGCTACGAAGGAGAGCGTGTCATGAAGAAACTTATGCTGGTTGACCCGGAAGATTTCTTCTCTCAGGGTCGTCGAGACAAGCGAACCATCCCGATGGATGATCTGAAAATATACAAGAAGTGGAAGAAGTTCTTGAAGAAGGAAGAAGAAGAAAAGAATAAGAAGAATAGTCCCAGTGGTTGGTGGAACAAGAAATCTGTCGCTGAAAGGACAACCATCATTATGGTCTTTGGTCCACCTGTAGGTTTAGCTTATGCCTTCACGTTGTACCAGTTTACTAAAATGTTAGCCATGTCTGTGGGGATACACTGATGACAACCTCAAAACAAATCAACAGTACCGAATTTCCTCGTGGAAGGAGGATTGACAGGATAGAATGGCTGAAGAAAGAAATAACTGACAATCCTAACCATCCGACTAATGTATACCTAGAGAAAGAATTGAATAGACTTGAAAGAAATACGAACACTGATACAAGATATCTACCGGATGGTAGACAAGGAAGAGAATTGGCTGACGAATGACATCGCTGCCCAATTTACATCTGAACTCACGATTAAACTCCAAGGATCCTTTAGTCCGCAAAGCCGCGCTGAATTACGTCTCAGCGCTCTGGGTCCAAAGTGCCCAGCACAGTTGTGGTACTCGATACATACCCCATTGGCTGCAGAACCTCTCCCCCCGTGGGCCAGGATCAAATATACCTACGGACACATACTTGAAGCGCTTGTAATTGCAATGGCCAAAGCTTGTGGCCACGAAGTAACAGGAGAACAAGATGCTGTATCTGTTGATGGGGTCATCGGCCACCGCGATTGTATCATCGACGGGAACATCGTTGATGTTAAGTCTGCTAGCAGCGAGTCTTTCAAAAAGTTCAAAGATGGTTCAATCGCATCCGAAGATAGCTTTGGCTATCTTGATCAACTTGATGGGTATGTTGTGGGGTCCCTGGGTGATCCCCTGGTAACAAATAAAACTACTGGTTACCTATTAGTAATCGACAAACAACTAGGACATATGTGTTTATATGAGCATACTGCGCGCCAAGAAAGTATTAGAAAACGAATTGCAGATTATCGAATTATCCTCACTCTTGGTCAAGCTCCGCCATGTACTTGTGGAGAAGTTCCCGACGGAAAGTCCGGAAACTATCGACTGGGCATTGCAGGCAGCTATAACCCGTTTAAGTACTGCTGTAACCCACGACTTCGGTGTTTCCTCTATGCCGGAGGCCCCAGATATTTAACCAAGGTAGTACGGAGACCTACCAGACAGGATGGCAGCCTCATTACAGAGGTAGACAAACATGGAAAAATCGTGTATACTTAAAGATAAAGAATATTTAGTTAAACGATTACAAGAATTATATGCAGAGGAACACGAACTAAGCCACAAACTATGGCAGATACTTTGGAATGAAGAGCCCAAGAAATAAATTCGAGGCTAGGATATATGCTAGCCTCAAGAACAAGAAGATTAAGTTTAAATATGAGTCTGAGAAAATACCGTACCTTATCTCGGGGCACTATACCCCTGACTTCGTCCTTACAACTAGAGCTGGTAAAATATACATAGAAACTAAGGGACATTTTAGGCCAGAGGCCAAGAGAAAGATGGCGGCTGTTAAGAAGTTAAATCCTCAATTAGATATTAGAATATTATTCTATTCTTATAGCAAAAGCAGCATCAAGTGGTGTACCAAATATAACTTTCCGTATGCAATAGGAGATATCCCTGATGAATGGTTTAAATGAAATGTTCTGGTATTTCGCCGGTGCTTTATCTATGCTATTTATTCTTCTACTATTAGGAATATACTTACACTGACTAGTTATGCTACCCTATTAGAAGTATACACTTTGGAAGAAATACTTGAACTGAATGATAAGACCGAAGAAGATTGCTTAGAATTCCTAGTTGAAGAGAAGTTTATTAAATTACCCACTATTAAACCATTGGATTTTGAAGAATGATTAGTGATGAAGATTGGGACAAGCTAATGGTCTTATTGAGATATTGCTATCGCAGTGAATAAGCATGATCAAACATCCAACTACCAGAGCTGAGAGACTACGTCTTAAATACTTAAAGGATAACTTTGAACCTAAATCTAAACGACTCTCCGCCAAGTACAAGAGGCAGGAAATCGAAGCAAAGGAACTCGAAGATGAGCTTAGGAAGCAAGTACTTGGCTCGCAAGAGGAAGCAGAGTTCGCAGCCAATTCAGTCTGAGATATCTTTGGCTAATGTTAGAGATGGACTGATGCCCTTGCTGTACACTCTCAATGTAATCAAGCCTAAGGATGAAATCGTAGAGATTGATTTCGACTGGCATAACATCAAGGACGAGATCTGTCCAATAACCATATATGTGAAAGGAGCGCCAAAGAGTAATAGTGGCTAGAAATTATAAGAAAGAAACGGCCTATGAAGAGAATCCTCAACAGGTTAAGCGACGAGAAGCCCGTAATAGAGCCCGTCGTAAAGCACTCAAGGCCGGAAGAGTACGCAAAGGAGACAAGAAGGAACTTGACCACCTTGGATACCATCGCACTGGTAGCCTTGACAATGTTCCCACTAGGGTTGTTAGTGAGCATACCAACGTTGTTAGACAGCCTCCGACGAAACGAAAAAGAAGATAATAATTAGGCTATACTAGCCCAAGAAAAGGAAACATCATGAATGAAATCCTTCAGGAACCTGTGGCACTGGATCACTTCGTCCTCGGCCTCGACGACGAAGGCAACGAAGTCAAGATCAAGATCGACGAGGCGGGCGAACTCACGCACGTCCAGGACATCGAAGACCGCGACGAAGCCGTCGCTGACAAGGATGAAACCATCCGTTGATCTCCCCTTCTAACTCCTAGGGTACCTCCCGAGCCTATACCCTAGGTAAACTTGACCCCGGCACTCTCAAGAGGAGGCCGGGGTTTCTTTTGATCTATTGGATATTATAATGAATAATCCTGCTTACTACCTAGAATACGAAGATGGATTAGGAGCTTACTGGAAATGTTTTGATGGTGATGATGGACTATGTATATCCACGCGGAGAACTAAGCAAGAGTCTATGTCTTGGTGTCGTGGATGGAATCATATCCTATTAAATGAAATAGGCTATCCTCCCCTTTCTCGCAGACAATGGAAGAAGTGGTTCCCTGGTTGTCCTAATTCTAAACATACATACAATGCATACAAGGAAAATCAAATGCATACTTTAGCACCTACTACCTGCACGTCTACTGAGGTGCCGTGCCAAAAAGGTCCGGATCCTCGCTATTACGACGTAGAAAACTTTAATTGGATCTACGGAACTAATGGTTGGACTCCAACCCCAAAAGAAAAAGGGAATAATCCCATGTATACCGAAGATTGTATTGTTACTACTCCGAAGAAGTGTTCACAGGCCAATGCTCAGTCTGTGATTCAGGTAATCACGGATTCCAAGCCGGATACCACTGTCAGTCAGCGTACTTTCCTTGAGCGCCGTGTTCATGACATCAAGTATGTCAAGTACGGGGAAATCTCTGAGCAGTTTTATCTTCATGAGCCCGCTGGTCCAAAGACTGTGGCTGAGTTGAAGGAGCGTCTGAAGAAAGGCCTCTACACGGTTGCGTTGCCGAAAGGTTACGGTAATAGCGATTTCGACGAAGATGAGGATGAAATCTACTGGCGGGATGCCTTTTCTTGGCGGACGCCGGAGACTCAGTACGATAAGGTTGGCTACGAAGCTGCCTACAAAGAGTTGGACACTTTCATCCGAGACATCCTCGACCAGATTGCTATCCTTGATCCCAAGGAAGGTCTGGCTCTGTTGGATGATCTGAAGAAATGGAAGCCTAGCAAGGCTAAGAAGTAATTTCCTGGCTTAATGTAAACCAGGGTTGGTGGAAGGTACACCAACGAGAGTAAGTACCGACTAAAAGAACCCCGTAGGGAGAAATCCTTACGGGGTTTTTTCGTGTCTAAATTCATAAGAATGATAGGTTTACATAAATATTCGATCAAATAATTTCTTTTTATCAGCTTGCATTTTTATTAATCTAGCCTTTTCAAGCTCAGTTAAACTATCCTTTTTCTTTAACTTCTCTATATCTTCAAATAATTTATTATGTTTTTCAGATATAGCTTTAAATTCTTCAGAGGATAATGGTGGATTTATTTTAGGAGGCAGTCTTTCTCCTATTTCATGGGATAAATTATTCCAGGATTTGTCAAGTTCTTCTTCAGATATTCCTGTACCTAAGTCTAGCTTCTTATTATCATTAGCAGCACGTCTGAATTGAGTCGGCTCCGACTTCATTATCATACCAGTCTTTGGATCCATTACCCCATAGGCAGAGGTGACTACCGGTTCCTTGATAACTATTTGATGTTCACGAGGAATATCTTCACCGCCTAAATATTTAGGAGTACTTACCGGATGTAATGCACGACGTTGTTCTTCAGTCATGTACAGTCTATTAGCTGTATTTCTAGCTTCAGCCTCTCCGGCTAACCTAAGATAATATTTAGCAGCTTCTTCATTACCAGCTTCTTTATATTCTACATATTTTTTAAATACTGCAGTCAGATATTTACTTCTAGCATATTCTTCTTCAGTCAAACCTTTAGTATTAATTTTCTTTATTATATCCTGGGATTCAGGAATCAAAGCTTCAACATCCTTAGTATATTTTAAACTGAAATCTTTTTCAGCTCTACCAGGTGCACCTCCTTTAGCAAAACCTTCGATATCCTGAATAGCATGTTGGATTTCATGCATTAAAGTACCTTGATTCTTGGCAGCCTCCGTCCCCATCCTTATAGTCTTTGACCCAGAAGCCCACTCCGCACCTGTGGAAGGATACTTAGGATCTACAACTACTCTGATATCTTTTAACTGAGGATAAGCTTTATACAATTCAGGATGATCTAGTATAGCAGTTAAGGCTCGATATCTTTCTCCTGGACCTCCCTCGAATGAACTGACTCGGCGTCCAGTATCCGTCCACTGTCTATCAAAGCTAGCCTTACTATCGTCTATCTCATAACGCCATTTACCTTCAGCACCACGCATAAATCCAGTCTTATTCCAGATTTCCTCGGGATGAGCTCCCTGAGCTTCTAAGACTTGAGCATATCCGAAATCAGATAGCTTGTTCTTCATACCCACAGATCTTACTCCGGCAAAGGATCCTAAGGTACCTTCTGCCATCTTAGAAGCTACTGGCGCAGGACCAAAAATCATAAGACCTGCTAAGTCTGCGGCCTTCTCAATAGCTTGGGGTGAAGTATGGAACTCTCCAGTTTCCGGATCCATTGCCCAAGGCGGAGCTTGAGTTAAACCCAATGCATTCTTAGCAGTATCGTAGAAACCTTTTAATATCTCAGAAGTACGTGGCCTGAATGCAGGAGCATTCTCAGGAGGATTCATATAATCCGGGGTTGGATGGATAAAGTTAGTCTCGGGATGATTTTCCGGTACATTGGTACCTCCCTCTGGTTTTAACGCACCAGCGGGCTCCGTAGGGCTTCCTACGGGCATTGTAGAAGTAGTGGAGGATGGCTCTTGCACAGGCCTAATGGTAATAGCCTGCTGCTTCTTAGCCTGATCGACTAATAGAGCCCCATCATCAGCAAAGTATTCTCCGGAGCTAGAACCGATAGGCATTATTGTGCTCGCTTCTTATTGAACTCTTCTTCTAACCTCTGTAGAGTTTTATCATAGGAAGAAGTAATAGCTTTCATCATTGGTTGAGTAATAGAACGCACTGCAGGATCAGCATTATGCAACAGACCTAGAACATAAGCACTAGTATTACCACCTTCCTTAGATTGGATATTACCTAATTGACCTATGGCACTATTAATTCTACGAATGATTACATTAGCACTAGCAGCGAATTGATTGTCTGTAGTATCTGCACCAGCACCACCAAAGGTTCTACCTTTAACAGGTAATTCTAAGAATCTATTATTTTCATTATCCCAATGCATATCAAACTTAGCAGCTCCACCACTTATAGGAGTTTCTAATGGATGGATGGTTGTTTGCATTTGATTCTTGTAAGTCTCTCCCATCCTTACTATGTTATGAAGATCTTCTCTGAATAGATTAGGAAATTCAATCTCTCCCATCTTCTTCATATTATCCCAGGCTACTCTGCCATCACCACCTTGCTGTCGAAGCTTCCACATATTGTCAATGATCTCATCTGAGAAAATACGATCAAAGGCAGCATACTTACCGGGAACAGGCTGTCCCTTTTGATTAGTATAATCCATTTTAAGCTCATCCATTAGCCCCCAATTCTTAGGATCAAAGGCATACTTAGCTACATTAAGTTTAACTTCATCAGAAGCTTTAGGATCAGCTATAATTCTAGGAATATAAGTATAGTTATCAATTAGACGAGTAGATGGAGCAACACCTGCTGCTTTAGCTTGTTGAATATCCGCTTTAGCAGTGGCTGGATTGAGAGGATCAATTTGAGCGACAGCAGCAGCTAGCTTACCTTGATAGACTGGGATTAGATCTTGAGGTAGATTAGATAATAGACCTGCCTTCAACATAGCATCCCCCCATTGTGGAGCAATCTTAGCCATGCCAGCGATAATTCTTAACTGTGCTCCAACCTTAGGTTGATTGTAAAGATCTAGATGAGTTCCTTCATCAATAGATTGAGTTATCCGTGAAGCAGTATGAGCAAAGCCTAACTTCTCATCCGAGATATATTTAATATATTCATCCAGAGGTTTAACTTGCTCAGCAATATGATTCTTAACTTTATCTGGACCAATTAGACCTACAGTTGTTTGACCGTTGGCGTCAGGTTCATTAGCTTTACGTGTTGCGGCAGCAATTAAATTAGTTCGTAAACCAGTGAGCCCCATTAAGGCTTGATCAAGCCTGGCTGGATCTATTTTACTTCCTTCTGCATTAGCTTTATTAATGACATCAATCAGACCTTGAGCTGTTTGGGTACCTCCGGCTATAGCTGTAATATCGAGAGCAGCCATGGTATCATGACCTACAGTCTTAGCAAAGGATTGTTCAGCTTTAGTTTGTATGTCAGAAAGTTTACCTTGATCATTAGCACGTTCGTTCATCTCTTGAGTACGCTGCCAATCTTTAGCAGAATACTTAGCGATATAAGCATAGACTTGATCGGGTGTTACTTGCCCACGATCCCACATCGAAGATAGTATAGCAGCATTAGGAATACCATTAGGACCGATTCCACCTACACCACCAGTTACTGCGGCCCTAACCATAGTAGTAACTTTGTCATGTTCAGACTTGGCATTAGAAGCATTACGATTAATATCTTCTAATAGATTACGCATCACTGCATTAGCGGGATCAACTCCACTGACACTCTTAATTGTATCATCAATGTAATCTTTATAACCGGGATACTGAGTACGTAGTTGCTTAGCCAGAGAATGAAGATTCATATCATAGAGGGTATCGTTAACATGACCCATATTCTGAGCTTGAGCTATACCTAATTTAGTGGCTTGGTCTAGACCAGACTTCAGCCTCCCAGGAATTGAAGGAGCATCTGCCTGAGCTAAAGTCTGAGGTTGATCGGGAATTAAACCTTGTTGTTGATTACGAATATTAGTATAGGCATCAATATAATCATCTCTTAACTTATCAACACCGGTAGTAACTTTATCTTTGAGATAAGACTTCTCACTAGTATCATAGAGTTTAGCTGCTTCTTCAATGCCAGTGCCGAGAGTACTAAGAGCTATACCCTTGGAAGCATCTGCTTTAGTAATATGTTCAGGTTCTGGAATAGCTCGAGATACTCGAGTCCAGTCCGGAGCATTTATCTGCGGAGGTTGAATATCAAAGCTAGCCATTATGGTTTATTTTCCTGTTGTAATTTAGTTCGGTATTGTTCAAGACGAGCGCTAGGCACATCTGACTGGAACCACTTCTTGGTTGGTACCTTAGAAGTTGCAAAGTATTGATTGACTTGGTCAGCTTGAGTTTCATAACCATTGAGAGCTTTAGCTATTACTTCAGCTCGCATCTCTATTGGCATACCTGACCATTCCATTCTACCAAAAGCACGACGCATATATTCATTAGCTTGATTCTGATCTAAGTTAGCAGAATCTTGTAGACCACGTCTAATTTCTTTAATAACCATCTTCTCAGTATATTTCTGAAACTCTTCCTCAGCTTTACGAATATTAGTTATCTGATAAGCATCATCATCCTTCTGACTGTGTAGACCAGTAGCACCTTGGAACAAAGCATTCATAGTACCAATAGGACCTTGATAACCTTCATTCTTAGATAACCATCTTCCAGTATTCATAGCAGTCAATACTTGCCAACTAGCATTAATACTAGATACTTCTTTAAAGACATCTAAAGCATCTTCTATTTTAAAAGGATGATCCATCTCTTTAGGATTGCCTCGGATACCAGCTATAATAGATAAAGCTAATGGACTAGTAGCAGCGATAGTATTAGCAAAGATACTAACAGATGCACCACCTAATAGTTTCCACCATACATTATCAGACCACAGTTGAGTGAAGCCTTGGATACCATAGCGAGGACCAATGTTATAGAAGTTACCTTTCTCCAAATCACCCTTACCTGTTACCAAGGCCAATAGAGTAGCTGGTAAACCTTCATTCATAGTGGTAGTAAACCAGTTATGTCCCATCACATAGCCACGATCAATAGCTTCCTTACGCCAGACATCATAGAGTGGCAAACCAGTTATACCAAAGGCAGTTGGAATACCATAGAGACCTGAATATATTGCAGCCATTCTAAGTTTAGCAGCACCACTAATTCTATTACTAAACATTAACTCTGCAGTACGTAGAGTATAAGTTAAGAATTGAGTAGTAAGGCTAGCAACTCCAGTATGTAGTTGAGAGCTAGAAGCTCTAGACATATTAGTATTTAATAGATCTGCTCGATTTAATATCTCTGCTCTTTGTGTATTAGTAATTGCTCCTGTAGGATGGATCTCTCTGAATTCTCTGTAAGCAGTATACCAAGCTCCGAGTCTAGATGTTTTCTCACCTAGTCTAAAGAATGCTTGACCTGCATTTAGAAAGTTACTCCAATCATTACCAATAAATTTATGTTGAACATTATCTAACATAGCATATTCACCGGAGACGTGTTCAAAACCAGTCTCGCCTAGAAGTCTATTAGCTTCTAACCAATCCCCTGCCTTACCAAATCCCATAGCAGTGGCCTTCTCATCTAGCTTAGCCAAGAAGCCTGGAGTTTTATTAATGTTAGCCCAACCATGTATCAGAGTAGCGAAAGCACCTCCTGCTGCATGCCGAGGTCCAGCTATGGCAGCGATAGTTGCGTAATTCTGAGTTTGAACTAATATCTGCGCTGGATTAAATAGTCCTAGCTTAGCATTGAAAGCAAAGGATCTTAATAGTCGAACAGGATCATGAACATGACTCAATGCCCACAAAGGAATGATAGCAGCCTTCTCAGTCAATCCACCTTTCTCATAGGCAGTATCAGCTAAACGTTGGGTTATACCATGTACCCAAGTATCAAAGGTATTAGGTAGACCTACGAATTGATCTATCTTCAGCTTGTTGCCGAGAAGCTTATTCACTATCTCAATAGGAGTTGCAGATTTAAAAGAATCCTTATTGGTAACTTGATTATAATTCCAGAAAGGAGACGCTCGTATAGAAGATTCATTCTCTTTTAGATACGGACCTGCTTCACGGAGCCAATGCTCAACAGCGAAAATCTTATAGTCATCCATATAAGTACTATTGATTGCTCTGTTGAGAGCCCGGTTCATGGTAGGAATAGGATCAACTAATTTAGCTATCTCATACTTCCATAGCGAACTATCTCTACCACCAGTTATAGTTCCTACTTCATCAGCATCTCTCTGTAGATTGAAAGCAACTCTATTCTGAGCTGCATCAGACCCTTCTCTAGTACCATCTCTAAAGGTACCTGGGTAACGTTGTTCTAAAGATTTATCTAGATCATATATCTTCTTATTCTTAGGTACGACATAGAAAGGTTCAGTCTTACTTAGCCTTGGAGGAAGAATATTACCTTTAGGATCTCTAGTAGGATTAAACCATCCTTTAAGTTGATCCCATTTAATAGGTAGAGTTCTCTCTGCGAGAACTTTAGCTTCGTCTAATTTATCATCTCTAATCAAGACACGGACAGCATCTAATCGTCTAGCAATGTCTCGGCCTTTAGCTCTATTATCTATTGGCATTACAGTCTGATCTCCAGTATAGAGATCATTGTACTTAGTTCTCTTATCGCTGGCTACTGAGCCAGCACGTTCAGGAATTATCTGAGCTTGCTTGATGTAATGTTCATAGTCATATTCAAAGTGACCACCACTACGTCTTGTCACATGATTGAAATCAAGTGGTTTAGTGTCAATCCGATCTGATAGAACATATCTAATTCGTTCTGCACCTGCGACATCGCTGAAATCCTTGAGAGGATATTCATCTGGATTATAAATTCTTACCACTCTCTTAGCACCTGAAGAAACCTCTTTATCAAGCTTCTCCCAAATCTGAGGATTGAGAGCACGACTCTGCAGATTATATAACTTCTCATCTCCTCTGCGAGCACCCATGATTAAGATATTATCCTTACCATGAGGCATTGCATTCTCTGGAATACCATCAAAGTATCCGGAGGTAGCGGTAATCTTAGTTCTACCAGGACCTAGTACAGAGACCTGATGTTGTTCAGTACCAATTCGAGCACGGTTACGAAACTCAGCTATCTCCGAGAATATTCTATTACCTTCAGTTAACTTGACATGAGCGAAGTAAGCTTCCACTTCAGGGAAGGTTGGGGAACGTCTGTAATATCTAAGATAGTGATCTTCTAATTCACCTGGAGTCTTGAAGAAGTAACCCTTCTGTAAAGTATCAGGATCTTCCATCATCCTAGCTCTATCTAAAGTATCAGTGAACTCTTTCCAAACTTGTCTTTGTTTTAGTGAGACCTTGTTGAGAATAGATCTAGGCTTAGCGCTCCAATAACCAACACTGATACCAGTAATAGGATCATTCTTATAATAGCCTGTTGCAATTGCTTCGATCTTAGCTTGCTCATCTTTAGCCCACTGTTTGAAGAGATTCTGAGTATACACCGCAACCTTACGTTGGATGGAATCATTTAAAGCTAGAGTATCATCTGCCCCCCTCCACTTACTTAGAGCAGCCTTGATCATACTCTTTTCGTTATTAACACTACTAGCGCCAGCACCAGTGAACTCACCTTTGATATCACGTTCAATCTGATAGTTGCGGACTAGATCATCAGTCTCCTTATATGGTTTGATGACTACAATCTTATAGCCTAAGCCTTGCTGTTCGACTACTGCAGGTGCTTTAGTAATTCTAGCGTTGGCTACTTTGAGAGTTTCCTTATCTCTTTTAAGCAAGGCCCTTATGCCATCCTCGCCATTGACATGAGACAGAATCTCTGCCTTTTCTTCAGGAGTCTTGGCAATTCTGGCGTTAGCCACATACTGTTTTAAAGCAGCTTCAGTCTCTGGAATAGACTTCTCAAGTCTATTCTTAGTAGCTATATCAGTCTTACTACCAACCAATCTTTCTGGAATAGTTTGGACACGGCCCTCAGCAGGAACAATCTTAGCTCCGCCTATACCATGATCTTCAATAAATGTCTTGGCTACATTCTCATTAGAGAATAGATCACCACCAATGTTACTTAAGTGAATTTCAGTATGCCAGGTATTAGTAATAGGCTCACGAATTGGTGGAGTAAAATCTAAAATAGCTCCTTCTAAACCGGGGAACTTACCAGGAATGGTTGTAGCATAGGCACGTAAAGCATTCTCCATTTCCAAAGGAATGGGAGTTCTATTAACTCTAGCTGCATTAACTGCAGTCTGTAGAATAGTATTAGCAGACTTACCAAACCCATCTTGTAGACGAGTCATCTGCTCTCTACTCAAGGCACCTGGACGAGAGTAATCGTAATCTCTAGCTAAGTTATCTAGATCTAATCTAAAGTTAGATGGTAGCTTATCAATTATCTCTTGAAAGAAATCTGTCGTACCATTAAGAGTTTTATTAATTTTATCAGCAGCTCGGACTACTCCAGCTTCAGTTACATTACCTGCACCTTCGGCAGCAGCGGCCTTAATGGGGATATCCTTGCCAGCTTGCGCAGCAGACTCCACTATATTCTTGACAGCTTGATTAGATCTATTCCAAATAGATATCTTACGAGCTAAGGTTAGACCGCCTTTTAAACCAGCAGAAATATCTACTGGAGCTAATGCAGTAAAGGCACTATCAATGAACCGCTGCGCAGAAGTAGTACCAACCAGATAATCAGCAAACTGTTTAGCCAGACTAGGATTATCTTGACGTAGAGTGTTGAGAATAATATCGACACGCGTTTTAAAAATCGCATCATCAGGTATTCGTAATAGGGCATCAGCCTGTGCCTTTAGGTTAGTTCCTAATAGCAGACCAGCGCCTAAAGTACCACCAGCTTCTGGAACCAGGCCCCGCATCTTAGCTTCAGGATATATCTGGGTTAGACTTTTAGCTTGATCAGCTAAGTAAGGTAGCCAGCTTTGTTCATGAACTTCTTGAGCTAGATTATCCTGCCAAGTACGAGCGTACTCCATTCTAAATACAGCAGCATTACCCTTATCTATTAAAGGTTGTACTTGTTCTGGAATATCTTTAACGGCCTCATCTAATATAGTATCCTTCATAGCAGCCGCAGCTTCATGAATAGAACCTATATAAGTTCTACCATAATTATCTTCTAAGACTGTAGTAGGATCACTAGGTTTATTAGCCGGATTAAAAGGATCTAAGATCTTTCTAACATCAGTATAATCTAATGGTCTGCCTTTCTGATTGGCAGCGTCTAACAACATCTGCTGTTTCTGCTGAGCTTTCTGTTGATCTAAATGAGCAGAGAACTCTTCACGTATACCAGGCTCTTCACCACGTAGAATACGCATGTAAACCTGGGCAGAATCCATTACTCCATCTTTACCAAAGGTATAGTTAAACTTATCAGCTCGTTGTTTAGCTATTGGTTGAGGAGGAGGACTAGCTGGAGTGGCATCTAATGGAGCTAAACTAATCTGATTATTATCTGTAGCAGGTGGTTCTGAAATAGAAATAGGACCAGTTGTCTGCAGTGGCGACGGACTTGGATCTTGGTCAGTAATAATATTAGGATCTACTTGTTGTGCCATTATATTTTCCTAACACCTTGATTCTGAGCAAAGGCACCAATGATTGGTCCAGCTTTAAGGAAGGCACCACCTAGGGATTGATAACCCTGTGCTGTAGCAGCTTCTCCACCAAGCAAAGCTGATTTACTTTGCAGACCAGCAATCTGAATCCTCTTCTGACTTATGTCGGTATCAATACCAAAGATATTTCTACCAATTTCTAAATTCTGACTAATACCTAAAGCATTAATACCACCTTCAGTAGAAGCTGCAGCTAAACCGCCTTGCAATCCTGATCCGAATTGAGCCCCTTCACTAGTAGCTCCAGCTAAGCTTTGCGCTCTAGCTTGTTGAACATTACGAAAGTTTTGTAGTTGTTGTCGATTGGCTTCTAATTCCATTTGCTGTTTCTTTTGAGCTTGAACCTGTAATTCATCTCCAGCTATCTGTCCGCTAACACCTGCTACCTGAGCACTTATCTGAGCTTGCTGTTTAGAAATATCAGCTTGTTGTGCTCCTCCGAAGAGAGATAATCCTAAACCAGCCAAACCTAAACCAATTGAAATAGGATCCATTATACGCCCTGATTAGCAGTTTCGTAGAGAGACCAGCCCATGATATCAAATGGTTGTCCGTCTACTGAAGTTATTCTTATTTGTAATACCAATCCCCAGCCTCGTAATCTATGTCTTCGAAATGCCATACCAAAGTTAGGACTATTAATATTCACTAGCTGATTAACACCCCATCTACCTGAATCTACATTCAAGGGATAATCCCATAAACTTTGAATGTAATAAGATACTGGTTGTCCTAATCTAGAATAAACGTAGATATATGGTATCTGAAATCTACGTTCACCTTGGCCATGCAGTTTATATCCAGTGGTAAAAGTGGAGACATAATTGACTCCACCTGAACCATTGCCGTTCAGCCAATCTACTAGAGTACTATCGTGCTCATCTGCCCAATAAATATTACCATTATTCCTTGAAGCTACATACTTAATCTGAGCAGGAGGTGCCCCTGTTCCCCCCGGACCTACAACATATATAATTCCATTTATAGAAGTATTAGAATTATCTACTGTATAAGGAAAGAAAGCTTTATTAGCTGTATTATAATTTAATATTTTATTGAAGGTATATCTATCTGCAACATTAGAAGCTTCAGTATCGCGATATACCCATTGAACAACATATTCTATCGGATCATATGCACCTCTAGCATATTGTTTGCTACTCTGAGGAATAGAATTATAGAATGATAATATAGTTCCTAGTGTAATCGGATTAACTTCCAGAGGATTAACATGTAAAGGCTGAGCTAGAAGATGGGTTCCCTGTTTGGCAAATTCAACTTGGTAGATACCTTCTTGGTTCCAGAACATCGGCAAGCCAAGAACATCTACAAAAGAGAAACTGGAAATACTTCGAACCGAAGATAGTTTAATTATAGTATAATCATTAGCCGCAAAGCCTATACCAGTACTGCCAGTAATATACCAAACACCATTGGCTGCAAATACAAGTAATGCATTCTGAAGTGGGAATAACTTATAGATACTGCCACAACCTTGTATTTGAATAATCCCTCCATCAGTTGGTAATAGATTAAATAGAGTCTGCGATGTAGGATCGTTAGTTTGATAGCAATTGCCAAACTGACTAGGATCGGTAATAATCTGACTGAAATATAATTGTTCAGTCCAAGAATATGAATTAGCTGTACCAGTCGCCGGCTGCGAAGCATCTACTCCAGTGTACCAGACTCGACCTTGAAACCAACATCCTGTTCGTGGACGTACTGTAGTAGTAATGTCAGTTATTCCAGATATAGAAGAAACAAAACTTCTAAGTTGTTTGAAAGCTTGAAGAATGAAGTGACCTCTAGGAGCACCTCCAGAACCTAAGGTTACATTGGCTAAAGTAGTTGAAGGAGCGAATATTCCTGAACTATTTTTAAAATACCACCAAACATCTGCATTACTAGGAATACCTCCTACTTGAGTAGTCCAGGTAGATATTAGACTTGAATTTAATTGAATTATGGCCCAACCGGTAGAATTAAATTGACTGGCAGGAATATTATAAAAGTTACCCGGAAAAGCATTACTATACGTAATATTTATTGTAAGAGTAGTCCCCGAATAGGCTGTAACATTTCCTTGAAAACCTTGATTATAATCAACACCAGCAGGGGGTACTATAGTTTCATTCATAGTACTGAATCCACTACAAAGGTCTCCAGGAGTTATGGAAAGACCAGCTGCAACAGTAAAAACGAATGATCCTAATATACCTGATATTTGAGCACCAGTGTAGACTGTATTTGAACTAGCATTCCAAGCTGAGCCTGAAGTCCAACCTTGGTTAGTTAAATTATATAAATGAGGATTAGTATTAGTAGTAGGTCTGGTGGTTACTGCAAAACCATCGATGTCTCCTACAAAATCTCTAATCTGAACAGTAATTACGTTAGCTGTTATTACTCCATTATTATAGGAACAATAGATTGGATCTATACTCGGTTGAAAAATAAATAGATATCCATTACCATCTGCATATTGACATTCTAAAGCAGGATCAAATGTTCCTCCAGGAACTTGAAAAACGCCTAGATTAATTGTCGAAACTAATAATTGAGTAGATAATGGAAATGCTGTAGTAGCTACAGAAGATTTATAGAAGCTTATAGTACCTCCGATCTGCTCAACAACTAATTGTGTTGCTCCATCTCCACCTACGTTATTCCATTTATAAGTAGATACAGCAGAATTAATTCTAAGCGCATTTCTAAAAATTCCATTAGTTTCTACATCAATACCTTCACGACGTAAGACATCGCCAATGAGTGTGTATTCAGTATTATCAGAATCAGTTGCTGCATTCTCTGGAAAGTTAAGACCAGTGAATTCAGTTATTAAACCTTTAGTAAAGTTATTTTCAATAGAATTTAGAACTTGCTGTGGCAATTAATTTATTCTCATAAATTTGTTAATCTACTACTTCTTTAATTTCTATATTTCTAGTTCTAAAGTAATCTTCAGCATATCTTTTCAAAGCTGGAAAAGAAGTAAAGTTGACCTTCAAAGGTTGTGGTAATGCACCACCACTTTCATACTGCAGAAACCAGAAACAAGTCTCTGGATCCATTTTAGCATGTAGGGCATTCTCTCCACTAAACAATCTAGTATCTACCATACCTGTACTATTCTTAGGTAATTTCTTATCAATTATTCCAAGTTTAAAGACCCGATCTTTAGCTCGCATCTTAGTTGTATCTGGAGTAAAGTTATACTCAGCCATTAGAAGAATCCCATCCTCTCATCTTAAAATCACTAGCCCTACTTGTTACCATACCGCCACGTCTGCCGTAATCAGGCAATTCATTAAAATAAGTTGGTCGATTAGTTACTGATTTATTCTTCTGTACATTACTCCATCCACGTTTAATTTCTTGTTCTGCTTTAGGATGAACAGACTGTTTAATCTCAAAATAAGCTAAAGCCTTAGCTTCATTTAGAAGTAAAGTAAATTGTTCATCATCTAGATTAGGAATAAAACTATCTATCATCTGCCATTTAGGAACTATTCGTCCCCAGCACATAGTCTTGCTAGACTGTAAAGTTGAGTCTTGAGTATTATCAAAGGCATCGAAAATGACGTTGAAGTTACTTAGAATACAACAGTAAGAAGGCTGTCTATCAGTCTTATAGTAGAAAGTATAATTACCCGGAAAGTTATTTACATTATTAGAAAATTGAAAACTTCCAACATTAATTTCTTGTGGATTAAAACTATTAACTCTTTCTATAAATTGACTAATAGGAAGAATAGTAACATACTGATAACCAGGAACAGCTTGATTATTACTGGAGATGGCATTAATAAGCCAGGAACTAAAAGTTCCTGATCCTTGTATTGAAGTCACATTAATTATTAATGTAGTTCCAGAATAGCTAGTTACATTGCCGGTTACACTATTAGAACCTGAAGTAGCAGTAGTCTGTTGACCTATTTTAATTGGAAGCGTAGCAGAAGTTACTACAAAAGTCATAGAACCTAAACCAATAGTATTAGTAGTCAAAGAAGTAGTAGCCCATAAAACTGTAGGTTTAATATCTACGTTAACACCATGAGTAGCTGTAACTGTATTAACATTATTAAATATATTAGTATTGAAATATTTAATCCATTTAATCTCTGTTACGCCATCCGGAACAAGCATTTCCACTGGAGTTATATTACTGAGAGAAGATTCTAATTGAACTAATTGTTCATGCTCAGGCAATCTAGTACGATTAACAATATCATAATACTTATTCTTTAGTATCAGGGCTATCTGTTGTGACTCAACATTATCTCCTATGCTATTAACTTCATCTGAAGATAAAGCACTTAGAACATTTTGAGTCATATCTAATAAAGTCATCTGCATTATTTTATAAACTTACTTGCTAAGAAATAGAAAGCTACTTGAGCCATTATAACCCACCATAGATTATCATCCAATTTATCAGTATGTCCATGAGTCCAATCACCTAATGCCTTATCCCAAATATAGATTTTAGTTAAAAGAAAAGCTGGACCAACGCCAAAGGCAAACATGATCCAGCGCTGAAAGGGATTATTAGCATTGGCTAATAGAAGATCTTTTCTAGCTTGAAGTGTAGCTAAACGTTCCTGAGAGATAATACGCTGCTGATCTGTCTGAGCATTAATACCCGCTATCTTTTCATTAGCAATGGCATTGGTAATACCATTAATAGTTTGAAATGCCCCCGGTATTAAACCGAGAAGAATGGATAACATCAGGCATTCTCACGTCCATGCGCAACCCAAGTTACTAGACCAAGTACACCAAGACTGACACTTACTGAATTGGGAACATGGATAGTATCAAGGTATCCTTTTAAGGTAGAATCATTAACCCAAGGATAAAGATTAGATAATCCTACCCATACCGCTGCAGCAGCCATCTGAGTTTTACCCCATGTGGTTGTCCAGCTCTTAGTCCATACAGCTTTAGCTGTAGTTAGAAGATTTTGTAACATTATTTTTTCCTATTCATGAAGTAATGGACGGCGAAACCAATGGCTATTGCAATAGCAACGCTAGCTATGATTATAGCAGTCTGATGAGAGTGGAAGTATTGCGACAAGGCTGCACCAATACCGATGGTGGTAGTTCCAATGATTGGACCTGTAGTATTATCTTTTCTAGTTGCTAGGAACTTACTGTATTCTCTAACTCCATTCACCCGTCTAATCCAACCTTTTCCAAACACTGGAAAGGTATGCAGTGACCTTAGAAAGGCCGTACGTTCGTTATTTATAGCATCTATGAGGGGAATACCAGACAGAGATTTAAATCGCTGTAGAGCCTTCCTAGGCCGTCCTAGCCCACTATTAACGCCATAATCGAAACAAGTATAATCAACACCAGAGGCAAGATTATCACAACCCAGAGCATTCCAGTACTTGGTTCTGTAAATCTGTTTGGCATCTGCTAACCTCATATTCTTTACATCATTAGCAGTTCCTCTCGGATTAATATTATCACGATAATCCCTGAGGGTAATGCCATAATTAGTTGGGCCGCCAGGATCAGCAGGATGATTACTATATCCTCCTTCATCCTTTAAAACGCGATTAAGACAATCATTAAAATTATTCTTCATTATTATCCTCGAATTTCCACAAAGCTTTCACCAATTAGAGAGGTCGTTGCCGGTCCCGTTAGCGTACCATCATAGGAATGATTTCCTTCAGTACTCGTCATAGTTCGCAAGGCCGTAAGAGCATCAGCAGCATTTGCCAGGGCAGATGATCCGCTAAAGACAGCGCCAACTAAGCCAGCATCTAACCTATTCTGAAATGAAAAACTTGCAGGCGTATTACATATATAATCTCCAGCAGTAACTATCGTAAATGCCTCTTCTGCCCACGTCACGAAAGCAATTGCAGTAGAATTTGCTGAGGTACTTGTTGTAAAATTTTGCACGACAGGCGTTGCTGTTTTCCTACGCCGGTTGAACCATGAAGCAGTGCGGATATCATCAGCATAGACAACAGTTGCACCTGTACGTACCATTCCGATTAAAGATCGAGTATCATCTCCAGTCTTAATTTCAACCCCAATATTACCGGCTGTAGCGGATGATGAATGTCCAGTAGTTGAAAAATCAGCGGTAATTGTTCCTGAGTTATTGAAGGCATATATAAAGTAAGTAGTTGCAGCTACCAAACTCTGTCCGGCAACACCATTGAGAAATACACTTATAGGGGAACCTAGACCTGCAATACCGGCAGAAGGTATTTGAAATATGGTACCATTAATTTTTATCGTATCTCCATTATATGGTTTGAATGCTAAGGCAGTAGTACTGGTGAAAGTAAGTTGCCCCGAATTTGTGGGTCCGGCATAAACAATCGCATTAGTCGAATTGGAAATAGGATAATTAAGTGTAAATGCACCTACATTACCTGCGATAGATGAGACACCAGAAGTGGTGCCAATTCCTGCGACAGTAGCTTTCTTAAGCATTGCACCGGCTACGTCCCAAATAATAACTTCATCACCAGCGACAGGACTAGTCTTCAATGTCAAACCATCTATCGTTTGTGCAGTAGGTCCAGCCGCTCCGCTGGTATTATTTACTAGAAAGGTCCAAGCGGCTTGATTAGCTAAAGAAGATATCGGAACATTAGATAATGTAGGAGAATTAGAGAAGACTAAATTACCTGTGCCTGTAGCACCTGTACTCGTAACACCTTCTGCAGTAATATGACTAAATGTCGGACTAGCTATAGTACTAACAACAGCCGGAGAAGTTCCAGTTATTGCTATATTAGTTCCACCTGTTAATAGTCCAGAATCTGCTCCCCATTTAATATCATAGTTAATATTACTATTCTTTACTAGAGCATCTCCAGCATTACCCCCCGTAGGTATTGCAACAATAGATCCTCCACTATTAAATAAACTTAAATCTGAAAGTCTTAACGGAGAATTATTAGAAGTTGGAGCTGGGAGATTTAATATTTGATTGGAGTTCATATCCAAACTAGCATTCATACTATTAGGTTGGGTTCCATCCCTAGATACTGTGTTATCCATAGCTGTTTGAACAGTACTATTATTAGCATTAATAGTATTAACTGCTGTAGTAGCATCAATTAAATTAGCTATATTGTTTAATGTAATCTTTGTCATATTACACCTGCACCTAAGCTGTTATTAGCAATAAGGACTCGGATATTACCCGATCCTGCCACGCCAGAAACTGTGCCTCCTCCAGAGATTAATGTATTTCCAACAATCGTAAAATCTTGAATACCACTAGCAGCTATAACTGGAGCACCTCCTCCTGCACCATAGACTAAATTACTGTTAATACATCCTGCCAGAACCCAAGGATTAGTACCTGTAGGTGCTGCCTGAATAGTTATACCGCCAACAATCTCATTGCCTATAATTAAAAGATTTCCAACTAATTCAGTAGCATTAACAATACGTTGAATAAGAATTCCAAAAGCAGTGTCTCCCTCTATACTATTATTAGCTATGAACAAAGGAGAAATACCTTGAGAAGTTACAACATTAGCTTGTATGACAATACCCTGACCTCCTCCTCCGCTGCTATTAAGTTTATTATTTACAATACGTAATCCACCTGCAGAAAAAATAAATAGGTGGCAAATTGAGGGTGATCCTGAAAATACACAATTTGTTATTACCGAATCTCCAGACCCGGGAACATTTGTATTTGATATAAAACAACTGGCAAAGACGGCTCCGTCCACTCTTACATTCTCTAAAGTAAATGTGTAAGCATTAATAGTTTTAAAACCAACATAGGGTCCTGCAATTCCTATATTACTTATGTAAGAATCAATATTACCATTTATTCCACCTCCGGTAGAATCTAATTGAATTCCATAGGTACTTGAATTAGGAGTAGATAACCAAGTTATTTGGAAGTCTTTAAGAATAATCGCATCCTGACAATTAATGGAAAAAGCACTATTACTAACACTAGGAAGTATTACACTTTGTTTAGCCGCACCACTAGCTTTAGCAGGACCATCTCCATAGATTTCAATGTGACTTGTTATATTCAATACTGCAGTAGTTTTATATTTACCTGCTTGAAGATAAACTGAACCACCAGTTGCTTGAGCTGCAGTAATAGCTGCCTGAAGGGCAACTGTATCGTCAGCAACTCCATCTCCTACCGCACCAAAGGCACGGACATTGAAATTACCTGTAACTGCAGCTCCCCCGGCGGTAGTTTGCCAAGTACCATCCCCGCGCCAGAAAGTAGTTGAAGAAGCATTTGTACCTGAATTAAGCCGAGTTACCGGAAGATTTCCAGTAATACCTGAAGATAAAGGTAGGCCTGTCGCACTAGTTAAAACAAGATTAGAAGGTGTTCCTAGATTAGCCGGAGAAGCAAATGTTGCAGTATTATTAAAAGTATCTGTTCCGGAATGTATTACTGGACCAGAGAATGTATTAGAACCGGAGAATGTATTATTACCTGAATCTGTCTTATTAGTATTTAGTAGACCAACTACACTTCCAGAAGTTCCTATAGTAGGAATTGTAATAGTAGGATTAGAAACTACGTCTACCAATCTTGCTGGAGAATTCATTGTTGCAGGTAAAGGAAGATTCACAATCTGAAAAGCATTCATATCCAGATTGGAACCCATCTGATTAGGTTGGGTTCCATCTCTAGATAGCGTATTATCAATACCAAGTTCTATGATTTCATTATTGGTATTAATCGCGTTAACCGCGGTAGTTTGATTTGTTAGATTAACCAGATCGGTTAACGTGATTTTATTTGCCATTAGAAATACACTACATAAGCTTCAGAACCACTCGTCACGTTAGTAAGACGAATAATTACCCAGCGACTTGCATTTACTGCAATAACCCTATTGGGTTGGTTAGTATCAAATGCACCACTGGCGGGAACTGCTAACGTAATAGTATTAGCAGCACTACCATTGATGATAAGAGCAGAGATATAATCTCCTACAACAGCACCAGCAGAAATAGTATTGACAGCAGCAACTATATTAGCCGCAGTATCAAAAGTAGCTGTATTCGCAACACTAGGGTTAAACGTAATAATACCAGTCAGCAAATTAGCTGCTGTTAATGTTACGGAAGCCCCTGGAGTACCTGTAGTAGGAGTGCCGGCACCCTCGATCCAATTAACCCCAAGAGGTTGAGCGGTCGATGCACGTGTGCGAGCATTACCTAAGATTTCATCCATGCCGCCAAACTGGAACATTTGTACGGGATTAACTGTACCTGGATTAGCCATTTATTAATTTCCTTTCTATGTTAGTGGGGACCGAAATCCCCACAACATAACAATCATTACTGACTGATAGATCCGTACATCGTATAACGAATACGAACTTTTACTAGACCGTTAGTGAATGTACCTGAAGCAATGCACGAGAGATACGCCTTCGAAGGAAGGGGTGTCACTGCATTCGTTACTAGAGGAACAGTACCGAGCCAGTCTCCGCCGCCAGCGACAGTATTAGCAACGCCGCCTTGAATACCCTTGGCACCGGGAAGGTTCCAAGTTGTTTTCATTCCAGACGTAGACATAGCTGTCGTCTGTAAGGCTGCATTGAGAATCTGCGTGCCAGCATTAGGGGTTACTTGTACAAACGAACTACTTGGAGTACCAGGCTGAACGAACGCAAGTCCGACAGAAAGATTGGTACCACCAGTAGCGGCTATGATCGTATCAAGTTCCACTTGCTCAAAGAAGAGCTGAGTAGTAGTGAAATTCAAGATACCACCAGAGACCGTAGTTACTGGAGTAATTTGTAAAGGTACAATATTAGTTAAAGACTGAATACCAGCCGCAATCGGGAGACCTGTACCAACGAACGATGTCGGTGGTGCGGGTACCTGAATTGTAGTGCCCGGGCCAATAGCCATAGGAACTAGAGGGACAAGTTGTTCAATCTCGCGAGTTTCGCCGTAGACGAGATAATCGCCTCCGACTTCTTCGATGGCCTTCTGCGTGCCAAACTGCAGCGGAAGTCCATCTTGGTTAAGCCAAAAACCTGCTACCATTTCATATCTCCTTAACTTGGAACTGCACTGGTGGCGGTAATCACTGTAACCATGTTTTCAGGCCGATAAAGCTTGAAACCATACTCAGCAATGGTGAGGTATTCTTCTTGCTGTAAGTCCTTGTTAAACTCACTGTAGACTGTGGGCATCTGTCGGAAGCCACCAATCCAAGGTGTAGTATCCCCGGGAGTTGCAGAGAAGAAATAGTTGGCTACGCCGCCAGTTACTGCCACACTATTGATCGTTTCCGAAGCAATGGAGGGAAGGTAATTGGAAACATAGATATCAAACCCATAGATATTGTAACGGAATTTGAAGCCCGTCATAATACCTTCGCGAGTGATGTCGCCCCACATTTGCATGGGAGAGAGTAAATTCACGAGATTTGTTTGAGTTTGAAGTGTATACGCAACTGAAGGATCAATCACCGCACACATGTTTACCAAAGGCACGTTAGCCTTGAATAATGCATATTGTGCACGAGCAAAGTCAGGCAATGAAATTGACTGACCTGTGCCGCCTGCCACCCAACGGTGGTCGGCGAGATTGATGATATTAGGATTGCCAGCAGTCTGTCCATTATTCGCTTGTGCGAAAATGCGAGTCTCCACGGCTTCCATCAAAGCTCTGTGTTGCCGCGGCACGAATGCAGCGATAACGTCGGCTGAGTAGAAACTATCCCGTTTAAATTTCTCGCTGATCGCATGAGCAGAATACTTGTATTGATCGAACGAAAACTGGAAGTTACCAGTATCCATTGCGTTATACTTGACCGCTTGATTTTCTGTAAAATCTAGCGTTTCTGCTTCACCGATAGACGGAATGTTAATAGTATAGCCATCTGGGAAGTCTTGGATAATCTTGACAAACTTCATAGCATTCAATTCATCAAGTAGAAGTTCCTTGATCTGACGTGACCAAAGTTGACTTCTAATGAGATATTGATTATTGGCATCGTTAAAACCTGCCATAATGAAGTCTCCTTAGATTAATTAATTCTCGGGCATACCAAATGCATCACCTAAGGAGATAGCATCGTTATGCATTTGAATAGCGATTTTAGGGTCTAGATACGCTCTTGGATCTCTTTTATTTAATTCCTGATAATAATTCCAATCCCGCTTCTGCACTGTGGGAGCGAATTTGTCAGTTCGCAAGCTAGAGCGCGGTGGAGCTACATTAGTAGATGATCTAACTTCATCTAATCCAAATGTCCTTATAAAGACAGAAGGATGAGATTTAGCTAAGTCGTCGGTAAAAGTTTGATCTAAACCTAACGTATCCATACGTTGTTTGAGAATTTCTGAGGCTTTATCGCCAAATTGTTCCCTAAGTTTTGCCTTAATCATATTGAAGTTTTCAGTCTGTTTAGTCAGTTTCTCACGTGCTGTGAGCTTCTGCTCCAGAATGGAATCAATATCCTCGGGCTTAATCGATGGCTTGGGTTCTTCCACGGGGGTGAATGTGGGTTGTTCGGGGTTAGCAAGAAGTTTCTCTTGTCGAGCTATTAATTCTTCTAACGAGGCCTTCGCTGTAGCTTCTTCTCTTAATTTAAGATAATCTTCTCGAATATTGTCAAAACGAGCATTTTGTGTCTTAATAAAAAGATCAGATTCTACCTTTGCCGCTAAAAGCTCTTCCTTGGATTTGTCTTTCCATTTATTGAGGAGTTCATCACGGTCATTTTGAGTGTGGTCCACTTCGTCTAATAGGCTGTCAGCCATTATTTATTCTCCGGGTCTAGGGTAATTAGTTTGGACACCATTCTTAAAGCAGCTTTAAAACCATTGGTGTGAGCTTGCTTATAGTCCCAATTAGGTGTCTCATATATCTTAGGACTTATCTCTGCGGACTCTAATCCGGCTTTCTCTTCATCTAATAGTTGCTGCAACCGATCTAAAATATATCGGGAGGCTTTTAAACTCTTAGTGAATTTATCTTTCTCTTCGTCTGTCTTTAAATGCTTGGTCCAAGCAGAGACTGTCACATGCCAGTTCCATCATGTCCTACTTCTCCTACACGTGGAGTAAGATTAGGATCTTCATGAGTAACATTATGTAAATGTTTCAAATGTGGAGTATGTGCATTATCTTGGCTAGAGGGAAAAGACTTGTGCATATAAGATTTGTGATCGACCATTATTGTGTTCCTAAAGTTCCTGTTGGTGTTGCGTTAGTGGGTGGATTACGTTGTAGTCCTAAACCAGGGCGAGCTGGAGTCTGGGGAGGCGGGGGAGAGAATTGACCCTGTTGATTGGTATCGTAATCATGTCCGATCCCAGTGGCTGTTCCCATCTCCTGATGAAGCTGTTCCTGAAGGGCCTGTACCATTCGCTGTCCGTCGGCTTGTTCAGCGAGTTGAATGTATGGAGTAACGGCTCTGTAGTCTTTAAGATCAAAAATAGACTCGAGAATTCTTGCCAACACAACCCCGGAGAAGTGAGGCTGGACAGTAGCCCATAGATTCGAACCAGTGAGGGCAGTGAGATTTTGGACGAGTTCAGCTTGTTCAGCAAAGTGTCGTGCTCCAATTGGCTTAATTCGACCAATTCCTGTGATGTCATCGACTGTAAGAGTTTGGAACGTGGTAGCATTGAGATCATTATCAAATACCTTTATAGTTAGTGCACCTGATAAGTTCCTACGAGCTAACTCAAGCATGTAGTTAAGTAGCAT